CTTCTAGTGCAGGTGGCGGAGGGGGAGGCGGAGGTGCGGGGGCATTTGGAACGGGTGCGGCGGGCGGAGGGGGAGGAGGTGCGGGTGCGGCGGGAGGGACTTTATGGGTATGTGCCCCTACTGTCAGTGTTGGTACAACAGGAACTTTAGTATCTAATGGCGGGAATGGAGGCAATGGCGGGAATGGAGGCGTAGGGAGTTCTTATGGAGGAGGCGGAGGAGGAGGCGGAGGAGGAGGGAATGGTGGACTAATACTTCTCCTTTGTTCTAGTTATTCCAACCTTGGTGCTGCTAATGTAAATGCAGGGACGGGGGGCACGGGAGGAGGATTAGGTACGGGTGGACGTGATAGTGGTCTTTCAGGAAGTAACGGAAGCAACGGGTCAGCAGGTTCAACCGTTATCTATCCTTACTAATGGACTCCATAGAACAGAACGCACAGGATAATCAATATCAGGTATCGGCTATCCCTTCTCATACTCACAACGGGACAGATAGCTTACAGATAGAAGTTTCTACGATGACAGGTTTTCCTTCTAGCGCAAATAAGGGAAGTATCGTTTATTTCAACGGGACGGGATGGGTTACTTTACCCCCTGGCACGAACGGACAATCATTAGAAACTGGCAATCCTCCCTCATGGGGTGGATTTTCTGGTGATTTCGGTGATGGTTCGGATGGCGCAGTCGTTATCTCAGGTGATACCACGCTTTCAAGGGATATGTTTTATTCCTCTCTAACTGTTAATTCGGGTGTTAATTTATTCCCCAACGGATATAGGATTTTCGTTTCAGGGACTTTGACCGTGAATGGGACTATTTCCGTTGCGGGCGGGAATGGCGGTGCTGGTGGAACGGGAACGACTGCAAATGGTGCGGGGGTGAATGCTGCAGGCGGAACGGCGGGCACCGCAGGGACTGGGGTTGCTTCAGGGACTCTCAAACAACCGGGGAACGGAAAATCGGGAACGGTTGGAATGAATGGAGGAGCGAACGGAAATCCTAATGGGCAAAATGGAAGCGCAGGAACGAACGAAACAAACGGTGCCTTGGGGAACAACGGAAAGAATGGAGGGAATAGCGGTAGCGGATCAATCGTAGGAGGGATAGGATTTACGGCTAATGGCAGCACGGGAGGTACAGGAGGAACAATCACACAAGTAACAAAATTATCATCTTTGCTTGTAACCTCATTTTTTGAGGATGTTTTAGGAGGGATAGGGATAAACCCCGCAGGGGGAAGTGGCGCGGGAGGAGGAGGCGGGATAGGGAAAAATTCAAACGACGCCCTTGGCGGTGGAGGCGGTGGCGGTGGTTCAGGCGCTTCGGGCGGCTTGATGTGGATTCTCGCCAATATCATAATCATAAACGCTTCGGGAATTTTGACTGCCGCAGGTGGAAATGGTGGCAATGGTGGGATAGGTGGAGGTGCGATCAACGCCGGAGTAGGTGGGGCAAATTACGGCGCGGGCGGTGGAGGCGGTGGCGCAGGAGGAAACGGAGGCGTTATAGCTTTACTTTACGGTTCTTTGACGAATACTGGTGCTCTGACTACTTCCGCCGGAAATGCAAGCAATGGTGGCGCAGGACAATCGGGCGGCGGTTCTGGGAGTGGAGCGTCGGCTGGTACAGCTGGGACTAGCTATCTAGTACACGCCTAAAATGACACAAACCTTAGAAGGTATACGATAAAGATAATGGCCAAGAGCTTTACTACGCTAACCAGTATGTTTACCACGTTGTCGCAGAACTCCTCTACTGCGAATCAGTCTTTAGCAGGGATCCTGATGAACGACGTACATCGTTACTGCCTCTTGCGATTCTTTGATAATGAGCGCAGTTTTACTATGACAACCGTAGGGCCGCAGGTTCTAACTCTTACGGCCGCCACGCTTGCAGCGGGTTCTACTTCAGCAACTCTTACCGCCTTATGGCCATCCATTTCCTGCTCACAGCTTGTTGTATTCTCCGATTCAGAGCAGAGGACGGTTTTCTTCACACAAGGTTCCGCCAGTATTTACTGGCAATCCCCTACTACAACCATCCAGAGTTCAGCTTCTATTTCTTGTGTGGGAGTGGGAACGTATCAACTTCCGGCTCAAATATCAAAACTTAAAACCTCAACCATCACTATCGGACAGTTGGTATATAATGCTGCTCCTGTTAATTCAATTCAGGAATGGGTCAAACTTAACGCACTCCCCTATACGGCAGCTTATCCTGCATATTTCTTCGTCTATAACGGGACTCTTTCCTTCTGGCCGATTCCTTCTACAACGGGTTACATAATAACTCTCTACGCACAGATAAACACCCCAGACCTTTACTATACCGATACCACGGGGACTATCGCTTCCGCAGGAATGGTACAGGGTTCAAACCTTATCACGACCACAGCAACTCCTTTTAGCGCCCTCCCGCAGAACGTAGACTTGACATTCTTCAATTTTCAGATAACCGCAGCACCACCGTATGGGGACGGATTGAATTATCAGATACAGCAATTCACCGGAAACACGACCGCCAACACGATCAAACCGATTTCTTATTCCCCTAATGAATCCGGCACGGGAACATTTACCTTAGGTCAGTATCCCCTTTTAGACCCCAACTTCCACGACGTTCTGGTTTATGGAGCACTTCGTACTTATTTCTCTAGCATCGCAAAAGACACTGACAAGGCACAGTATTTCGGAGGAATTTACAACGAAAAACTGAACCAAATGGAATACTATCTTTCAACCAAACAGGTTAATGTTGATCTAGGGTCTACACCGTTACCTCGCAATCCAAACGTATATCCTTATCCAGTAAAATAAAATGGCCAACACTATCAATAACACACTACCAGGACTGGTTTCAACGAACCCGTTTACGAGTGGGACGAGCGGTGCCAATTTAGGCATAGGAGGAACTACCACGCCGACGTTGGCTCCTTCTTCTACCACCCTATCTCCTAGTAACAATGGCCTTAGTCAAACAGGTACTTATCAAAACACTCCCATTTCCTCGTATATACCCTCTGGTAATATAGTTGCCAATAGGAGCACGGGGCCTGGAACTTCTAATATCTCCGCACCTGTTCCTACGTCTGCTCCGCAAACTGGTGGTTCAACGGGAGGGGCAGGAACGGGAGGTACGAATACATACGGTTTAACTTCGTCCTCGCCGAATTGGTATCAGCTTCAACCTGGAGAAACTACGGCGAATTACTACGCTCGCACACAAGGACAAACCCAAACAGCGGCACTAGCGCAGACACAACCCACAGGAGGTTCAACGGGTTCAGGTACAGGCGGCGGAGCGGCTCCTGCGGGCATGATGTACAACGGACAGGGACAGTTAGTGCCGTTGGATAACTCTCAAACGGTGAACGGTGCGGGACAGAACACTTCAATCGCTTCCAACGTAGCCACGGGTGGTGGCACGCAAACGAACTTCCCTAGCATCGTAGGGGGATTGGCTTCAACATCGGCTTCACCTTCTGCGGCGTTTACCACGGCGCAAGGGCAGCAAGCGGCGGCACAGCAGGGTTTGCTTCAGACGCAGTTGAGCGAAGCATCGGCATTAGGCGATAACGCTTCTACGCCGATACCGATTGAGTTTCAACAAGGACGAGGCGCGATCATCCAAGCGGAAGGTTCACAACAGGCACAGGCATACGCAACACAGGAACAGAACGCTATCCAAGCCGAACAAGCCGCCACGGGGCAACAGGGAACCCAGCAGTCAGGTCTAGCAGCGGCGGGAGGTTTGGCACAGCCACAGCAAGTGAATCCAACTAACGTACCGTATAACCCTCTAAACGGACAATACGGTACACCAGCGATAACCAACTTCTCTAGTAATGGAAGTGTAGCTAGTGGCGCACAGGCATTAGGCGCATTTAATGGACAGCAAGCAGTAGGACAGAACATAACACAACTCAATTCTCAACTTGGTGGAGCGCAAGTGGCAGGACAGAATCTTCAGAGCTTGATAACCCAAAACAATATCAACCCATCAGCATTGACGTTCGCTAACGGCGCATTGCAGTTGGGAGCGCAATATACTAGCAATCCCGCTTACGCTAAGTTTCAGGGTGCAGTAAATGATTTTATCAGTGCTATTGCGCCAGTTCTCGGCGCGGGAGGAAATGTAACCGACATGAAAACACAGATGTCCTCGCAGATTGTTAGTTCGCTTCAAAGTGGTTCAACGATGAACGATGTTATCTCCTATTTCTTGCAACAAGCACAACAGAAGATTCAGGGTATGAGCACGGGAGGCGGTGCGGGAGTGGGAAGTACGCAAAACAATGGAACCTCAAACACCTCAAACCAATACAGCTGGAACTACACCAGCTAACGGGTTAGACCCGCAAGCACTGGCGCTTACGAAAGCCATCGGTCAAACCGAAGGGGGTAATTTTACTGCTAAAGGAAAATCAGGAGAATATGGAGCGTACCAATATCTTCCTTCTACATGGGCGGCTGAATCCCAAGCCGCAGGCGTGAACGTACCCCTTGATCAATCAACACCGGCACAGCAGAACGAAGTTGCTTACAAGTATGTAGAATCTCTAAAACAGCAAGGATATAATCCAGGCCAGATCGCTTCAATTTGGAACGCGGGGTCAGGAGAACCCAACGCTTATACGGGCGAGTTTTCCAATGGTCAACCTTCAAAGGGAGTAAATCCCGAAGGAGTGCCCTATAACGTGCAAGGATATGCAGATACTGTCATGGCGAATTATGGGAAATTAAATCAGACAAGTTCGCAACCATCCTCAACTGGTGGTGGTAATCCTTTAGTAAGTTCAGCAGAAGCCGCAGGTTCAGCACCATCGGGCGGTTCTTCTGCTTCTTCAGGGCAACCCGCATGGCTTACGGCATTGGAAGGACTTGGGATCGCAGGGGTAGGTTGGCTCGGAGCTAATGCCGCGAAACCGATTGAGGATGCCGCTACGGGAGCCGTAGCAGGGGGTGTCGCGGGTAGTATACTTCCAGGTGCGGGAACGATAGCAGGAGCCGTTACAGGGGGAGCAGGAGGTCTTGCTGAAGGCATCATCCAAGACATCACAGGGGCAGGAGGTAGTTCAACCCCTCCGGCATCAGGCGCAACCGATACTTCAGGTTCAAGTTCCCAACCCGCCGCAACGCCTACTCCCGATACTTCGGTAGGTGAATCCGCACTCGCTTCATCCTTAGTTCAAAAGGCAATCAATACGACGATGCAAGGCACGCAATCTAACCGCGTGTACGCCCAGAGCCAGCCAGGACAAGATGCTATTTCTACCGCCGCGCAATACAACCTCATCCATCCCGATGAGCAAGGTAATTTACAGTTTGATGAGGAGAAGTTGAAATCCCTTGAAGCTGATATTGAACGGGGAAAAGATAGCGTTATAGGTTCACAGGGAGATAGCATGAACTCTACGAGTGCGGTAACGGGTCATGCGGGCAGTTTCATAGGCAAGGATAAGATGAACACCGCCGCCGATAGGCAGAAAGCAGAGAAGATTGTGCAGGATGAGATAGGCGCTGATTCAGGTGGTAAGGAACAGATGAGTCTGCAATCCATGCGTGATGCCCAGAAAACGCACTACAAGGCCGCCCAAGCGAGTTATACGAACCCCAAGCCCAACGCAGAGATGTTGGCGCACAAGGCGTTAGGACACGCTTACGGGCAAGCCATACGGGAGAAGATTAGCGATGAGGATAAGCCATTGTTTGATAAGCTCTCAAAAACCTCCCGCGATCTGACGAACGCCAAGCAGTTGAAGAAGCGTATCGTTGGCAAGAAAGCTCCCCAGAACAAAGGATTATGGGAATCTTTTTTGCGCCAAGGGGCTAGGGCGGCAGAGATATACATTGGTGATAAGCTCGGTGGCCCGATAGGAGCTATCATCGGAGGCTTGGCCGGAGAACATTTGAATAATAAGATAACCAAGAAGTTTGGGAAAAATATCTTTGAAACGAAAGGTATGAAAGCGGCATTGGATATGCTTGCAGACACGAAGCCGAAAGAGTATCAGGAACTTATTACGAAGTTGAAACAGCGCGGTATTGAGATTGCAAAGAACAAAAAGCCTACAGGAAAGGAAGGATTAGTTAAGGATATAAATAAAGATATGTTAGCACTTCCGGCGGGAACGATACGCTTGCCCGCACGCAACAGCGATGATAGCAGAGGTATCGTTACGCGATCAAAAGAATCGCCAAAAGATTTTGCCACGGCTGAAGCTATGCAACATGGCAAACCTCAGTTTGGAGGCATCTATCAAAAAACGGAAGCTCTTAAACTAGCAAAGCAAGCAGCTTACGGAATAGGGCGCAGAAAGGGTAGACCAAAACGTCCCGCGCAGGTTCCTGAAAAATATCGTAGGCAACAGGTAGAGTATTAGCCAGTTTTAATCGTGTATAGTATATATCCGACAATCATAATGATTGAAGCGGGTATACCGTATCCTAAAACGATAGCCACTAGCATAACGAGAACTCCCGCTATCCCAGCTAGGATTTTCACAGTGCGAACTCGTAAGTGCAGGTAGCTTGGTCAAGTATAAGCTCAAACAACTGGTCTTGTTGCATGGTAAAGTTCCACGTTGCCCCTGACCCGAATATCAAAGTTTGTCCGCTGGATGCGTTTACTGGATTCCCGCTAGGAATAAAAGTAGGGACTATCGTGCCGGGAGGATTACCTCCCATTTGCTCTTGCGTATAGAATTGCCCATGAACTGAATCGGGCATATTTGTTGAAGTCCATGTAAAACTTCCCATGCGAGGATCGTAGGTTGCTCCGGCGGCACGAACCGTGAAAGAGCAGGTTTCTGGGATAGGTTGCATACTTCCTAATACTGGATTATTTTGCGGAGTAACAGGAGGATTTACCACCGGGTTCGTTACGTTTATTACTATCGGTTGTGCGTTGTCAGTAGACGTGGGAACTGTATAAGAAACGGTGGAAGTAGCCACCTGTAATGGGGTTTGCTCCTGTGCTAGTGCCGCTGTCGCTTCGCTTATTGCCTGCGACGCCAATGCCTGAACTTGTGGATTTTGTGCTGTCAAAGGGTTGCTTAACAAGGCCAGCACCAACTGCAACAGGGTTAATATATTGTTCATAATTCTATGATACTCCGTTCGTGGGGGATTGCAAGCCTTACCTGTGCATAAGTGGCAAAGGCCAGTACACGCCTAAAATGACAAGATTTAACAGTGTTTTATTATAAGGTTATGGCAACCGCGCGAAAAGACGCCAATTTTGTAACGACGCTTACGGCGGTTTTGAACACTGATGGGCAGACGATTGAATTGATTTTATCAAACCCTTTGACACACGCTTTGAGGGTTAATGATGGGACTACTGGAATAGATAACGGCCCTAAGAACGCACTGAAAGACCTTAATAATACTTCAACGCTCCTTGCCACGTCGGCGGTGGACGGACTGACTCCTGTAGTTTGTTACTCCGATTCCAATGGTGCTCTTTTAATTCAATCAACCTAATGGCCGAAAACGCTAATCGGGATAAAAACTTTGCAACTACGCTCCTTGCCACATCATCAGTGGATGGTAAGTCCCCCGTGAATGTTTACGCCGATCCCAACACTCACCGTATTCTTGTTGATTTATCGGGTGGGATAGCAAGCCTTTTACAAAAAGATACGTTCACTTCAACTAATAACCAGACTACGTTTACGCCTACCCAAACGGTTGCATTTGATATGTACTTTTCTGTTAATGGTTCTATCCAAAGTCCTGCAACGGATTATTCAATAATTGGAGGTTCTTACGTCCTTAATTCAGGTATCCCTTCTGGTTGTGCAATAATCCTTTGCTACGCAACGGCATGAAGATAAAACATATTATCATAGGGGGTGCCGTTGTAGCAGGATTATTTGCTTTGCCTGTTCTTGCTTCTACTCTTCAAGGTTTTCAAGGGGGAACTGGCATTTCAACTACAACCGCTGGGAATGTAGGAAATTGCCTGCAAGTATCTTCATCTTCTCCTTTCCTTACATGGAGCGTGGGTGCGTGCGGCTCCGGCGGCTCCTCTACCCTCATCTTCGCAGGCTCTTTCATTGGGGTCACGGCTTCGGGCACGAATGGATATATCATCTCAAATACAGGTGTCACAAGCACCGCAGGGTTGCTTACCACTTCCACCGCATCAAACACTTACTATCTCCTCACGAATCCCGCAGGATATGTTTCCTCCTCCATCATCAATGGTCTTATCTCATCCTCTTCTGCGTGGAGTTCGTTCTATCCGCTTTCAAACCCTGCGGGGTATGTCACTTCTACTGGTTCTTCCGCCACGGGCACTCCGACCTTTTATCTCTTTTGGAACAGTTCAGGCACCCCCGCGCAGACCTCAACCTTCTCGGTTGCCGGAGCCACTGGTAATCTTATTAACCCTAACGGAATCTGGGTCACGGGTTCTTCCACGCCGAACTACAATGGCTTTTATGTCCAATCGGGAACGAACGCGGGACATCCCACCTACATCGGCCCGAACGGGGCTATCTGGTCGGAAGGGTACGACTGGTTCATCTCCCCCGCCGTGAACTCGCAGACATTGGACTTTTACGTTTCCCTTTCAGGGTTGGCGAACCAACCCCCTCCGTCCATCACTTCATGGAACGCGCAGAACGGCGCGAGCGGGAATGTTGCAACGATTTCCAACGGGTTGTCGGTCTATCAAGGGCTTACCGTGAACGCGACCTCCAATCCGCTCGCCGTGCCATTTCTCATTGAATATCCAGGAGGAAACAGCACGCCCGCGACTCCTATCTTTCAGATGGAAAACTCCGGCTCACAATCAGGGTTCGCCTTCACGTTCGGAGGTGTCCCCCAATCCCAGATACGCGCCGACAACGCAGGGAATATGATTTACGCCTCAAAGGGAACGCAGTATTTCGGATACGCAACGGACTACAGTCAACTCGTCCCCATTTCCTTTGGTAACAATATCTCCAACCCCTATATGTACATCCCTGCGGCGGGGAACGTGGGAATCAACACCACGGTTCCGAAATCAACACTCACGGTGAACGGTTCCCTCGCTACCCAACTTCAGGAAGTTTCCGCCTCCACCACACTCACTTCAAGCAGTTCTATCGTCGGGGTGATAGCGACTTCCACTTCTCACGTCGTTATTACGTTGCCTGACGCGACCACGGTTGCGGTAGGAAGCGTGGTGACGGTGACGGATGAGATAGGGGCGGCGTCAAGCTATCCCATCACCGTTGCGGCGGCGGCGGGGCAGTACATAAACGGGAAAGCTACAACGACCATAGCGACGAATCAAATGTCGCTGGATTTTTACGGGAACGGGACAAATTGGTACATAAAGTAAAGGTCAAAAAATAATAAAAACATGAACATCACACTTCCAGCATCAATTCAAGACGACATCATCCTCGCCTACGCTTTAGCAAACGGCTACCAGCAGACCGTGAGTGCGCCGGAAACTTTGACCTATGACGCGCAAGGGAATCCAGTGCAGGTTCCTGCATCGTCCGGTCCGAATCCGCAGTCAGCTTCGGACTTCGTTTCAGCGCTCATAGCGAACCAGATGATACAGGTCTACCAACAGGCGGAGATCGCGGCGGCAGTGGCAGCGGCCACGGAGCAAGCGACACAGACCGTGCAGGCGAACATTGCCACCGCCGTACAAGCACAGCAATCCCTTAAAGTAACCCATGCGTAAATATCTTTTACTTGGAAGCATCATAGCTGGAATCCTCGTCGCAGGGGGAATTTCCTATGCTTCCTTTATCGGGAATCTTGGTAGCGGGGTGGTCATTTCCAGCTCAACGCCGAATGCCTATTCGGTGCAGGTTCCTTTGACGAATACTTACGGCGGAACGGGGACGACGACGGCTTTAGGTTCAAATGCTTTTAATAGCACGACGTTTCTCACGACTTCCACTGGTTTGACAGTAAGCAACTTCGCTTCGCCAAACATTTCGCAATGGACGAATAACGTAGGCTATGTCACTTCCACTTCGGGCGGTTCGGGTGTTGCCTCCACCTCTCCATTTACTGTCGGGAATCTTGTCGTGGTCAGTTCATCGGGTGCATTGGCAAGCATTTCCAGTTCAACCTATATCACCTCCAGCACGGCATCAACCTTTACCGATAACTTTGAATCCGAAAGTATAGGCAGTTTGTCGGGGCAGAACAGCTGGACTTCCAGCGATACCAATGTGGCTTACGTTTCCAGTTCGCAACCTCTGGCGAACCTCCAATCCGTCTATACGGTGAACGACGGGTCAGGAAATGCTATCTCTATGTACCGCCAGTTCTCGGCCATCACGACCAACAACGTCCCGTACTCTTTCTCGTATAGGGAATTAAAGAAAGCGGGAGGCACGGGGGTGGGCGCAGACTTCATGCTCTATTCCAGTGGGACGGAGGAGTTCGCAATAGGATTTATAAACGGCGATGTTAAGGTTCTTGCATGGCCTGGCCCTACTTGGCATGAACTTGGGAGTTCCACCGCGAATGGCGTGGATTACATCACGGGAACTATCAACGGCGCATCTAGTTCTTACACCATTTCCTTTGACGGGCTGCCTTCCTATAGTTCAAGTTTGAACACTTCCGATACGATTGACAGGGTAAGATTGAACAACGACGCAGGAGGAGCAACGCAGTTTGAGGGTATAGAGTACGACAACATAGCAATCGGAAGTCCAGTGTTCTATCCGTATTCAAATCCAAACGGCTATATCTCAACCAACAACCCTATTTCATTCACCGCAGGAGGGGATGTGTCAGGATCAACCAGCGGCACTACGGCATTAAGCCCTTCTTTGACCGTCACGGGAATACAGGGCAGTTCGGTGCCTTCCCTTACCACGGGGAGTCTTTACTACAGTTCTGGGTGGCACATCGGTAACGCGGTGGACGTGAGTGGAAACCAATATGTGACCTCTACGAGCGCAAACGTAACGAGCACCTACATCGCCTATGGGAGTGCTACAAACGGAATTACGAGCGACAATCAATTTGTCAGAACGAGCGTAATTAGTACCGCTTGCACAGGGGGGAGTATAACAACCGTCGCGACGCAGACCGTGGATACTTTCACCACGAGTGGAACCTTCTACTGCCCCGCGACAACGACGATTACGTTGCTTATGGCAGGTGGTGGTGGTGCGGGTGGATTCAGCTTGGGAGGTGGTGGCGGTGCGGGTGCGGTCATTTCAACGACCACAACGCTTTCTCCGGGTACAACGACAATAACGATAGGTTCAGGTGGCATTGCTCCTACTTCCAGCGCGAGCACTTCTGCAAATTACGGAGCTAGCTCAACCTTCGGAGGATTTACCGAATCAGGCGGTGCCGTGGGTTCGGATGGTTCGTCGGGTGCGAACGGGACGCCGGGTTGTTCCGCTTCGGGAGGTTCTTCGGCTTCGGGAAAGACTACGGGAGGTACTGCGAGCTGTGCATCTAACAATCAGGGAAACAACGGTGGCAATGGTAGCCATACTAGTGGAGCAAATCTTGGTTCCGGCGGCGGTGGTGGCGCGGGTGGGGTCGGAGGGAACGCTGCCTCGGCTGCAGGAGGTAACAGTGGTCTAGGTATTTCAAGTTCCATTTCAGGCGCTTCCACGACCTACTCTTGCGGTGGAGCGGGAGGGGCGGATAAGACCGACACTCCAGCTTCCGTGGGTGGTACGACGTGCGGCGGGGTCGGTGGCGCGGGATTGCTTTATGGACAACCAGCTTCTTCCACGGCTGCCAACACGGGCAGCGGAGGTTCTTCGGGAGGCCCTGCAAGCGGCGTTGGTGCGAATGGAGGTTCAGGTATTGTGATTGTGAGCTACGCGACCCCCGCAGGGGCAACGTATTACGTCGGCATCGGGACGGCAAACCCCAGTTCAACACTTCACGTCGTGGGAACCATGACCGTGACGCAGACATCCACCTTCGCCACGGTATCTTCCACGAACATCTGCCTTTCGGGGACGTGCAATACGACATGGCCTTCTGGGGGAAGCGCATCAACAACGAACGTAACAGGAGTGGCCCCCATCTCTGTATCGCAATCGGGCGCGAACGCCACGACATCCCTGAACATGGGTGCTTACCTCGCTACTTCGGGTTCCAACCTCACCGTGTCATCCACGCTTGCCTCATCGTCCGTCACGTTCCTTTTCGGCAACGCGACGACGACCGCCCCCGCGTTTCAGGATATAGAAACCCCGAACGCAAAGACCATCACGTCCATTGACTGTTCTGAGTATGCCGCCGCAACTTCAACAATGGAGCTGTTCTATGCCACCTCGTCAGCCAACAACACCGTGGCAAAAGGTAATATCATCCTCTCGTCCATTAACTGCACGAATACGCCCACCTCAACCACATCGTTCACCACGAGTTCTTTGCCGAGCGGTGACTGGTTGTTCGCCATCGTTTCGTCCACGGTCGGGACGCCTACGCTAACCACGTTGGATGTGATTATGACAAAGATATGAAAAAGTATCTCTTAGCCCTCGTAGGGCTTTGCTTCCTCCTTACCCCGCACGCCTACGCCGCGCTTGGATTCGGACTGGATACTTCAACGCTTACCCAGAACGTGAACCTCACGACGGTTTCAACAGCCATAACGATCACGACGAGCAGCGTGAGCAACCTCATTCTCCTCGTTGACGTATGGGGCGTGAGTAACGCAGGAACCTCATCAGTGACCAGTGTGACATTCGGAGGTTCAAACCTCACGAAGTTAGTAGCCACGAGCACCGCAAGCACGACATGGCAATTATGGTATCTCCTGAATCCCGCCACGGGAGCAGGACACGCGACGACGACATTTAACGAATCGCAGAACGCTTTTGAAATCTGTGCCCAGGACTTTTACGGAGTGAACCAGACCACTCCGTTTGACGCAAGTTCAAGCAATATCGTGCAACCCTCCGTGACCGTGGTCAGCACCTCAATGACGACGGCGACTTCTAACGACTGGATAGCGAGCTTCGTGGCAGACAACGCCGGAGCTGGTTCGGGTTCCGTAAGTCCCGCTCCTTCCACGGGGGATTATCAGGTTTGCTCCGGCAGCACAGGTGGCGAGCACGCGGGGTCTGGGTATCGCCTCATCCCCACCGCGCAGACAACTTCCACGGGGTGGCAGAACGGAAGCTCCACCTACGGCATGGTCGCGGGTTCAATGGTTTTGAGTGATGTGACTGTCGTTGAAACTACGTCTACGACTTGGGTCGCGCCTACGGGAGTAACCAGTGTGACGGTGAGGGCATGGGGCGGCGGTGGAGGCGGTGGGAAGGCTGGCTCTAAAGGCGGCGCGGGTGGCGGCGGTGGTGCGTTCGCCCAAGCTAATACAGTATCGGTGACACCGGGGAATTCTTACACCGTGACCGTGGGTACACCGGGACTAGCGTCAGGTTCTGACTCGTCTACCGCAGGAGGGGCGTCGTGGTTCAGTACGACGACTTTAGTGTATGCAGCACCGGGAAATCCAGGTTTGGACAATTCTACTGCTATCGCATCGGGAGGCACGGTGGCTTCTTCCACGGGAGATATAAAATTCAAAGGTGGCAGCGGCGGAGGCGGCGCGGCGGGTGATGTGGCTGGTGGTGGAGGCGGCGGCGCAGGAGCGCAAAATAACGGGACAGCCGCGCCCGGATTAGGCAATAGTGCAGCAGGAGCAGGGGGAGCGGTGGGGGGTGGGGCGGGGGGGGGGGGAGGGCATGTGGGCAACTCAAACGGAGGTGGAGGAGGCGGTGGGGTCAGTACGGTGGGGTTTGCTGGCGCACAGGGCGAAGTGGATATAATCTACACCGCTCCTGCCGCATCTACATCTACCGCCCTCACACCCTACTTCAAAGTTTTAACTATGGACTGGTGAAATGAAAACCGAAACTCTCCTAATAATTTTCGGTATTGTTCTTTTCCTTGCAGTGTACTGCGTTTCCCTTTTTGCGGGAAACCCATGGGATGAATCGCATAAGCATGACTAATATGGGGCACTTTATGACACAAGACAAATGGGAAAGGGTCATGGAGGTATACCGATTTTGGTACGGAATATTATGAAACAATCCGAAGCCAAGATAAAGCAATTAGCCGAAGAAGCAGCGGCGAAAATCCTCGCTGTAGCAACGGAGACCGCCAAGAACCTCGCGGCGGAAACTTCCCTTAAAATCTCCTACATTCAAAGGGATATTTCGGAGATTAAAACCATGCTGGACAACCGGTACGTCACGAAGATGGAGTTTGAACCCGTGCATCAGTTTGCCATAAAAGGGGAAGGGAGAATAAGAGAATTGGAAGATATTGCAACGGAACGGAAGGGCGGTTTTGCGTTATATGCCCTTACGGGAAGTATAGTCACCTTGATCGCGGTGATTCTGACCGCTTTGGCGGCGTTGCATATTCTATAAACTAACCTATAAATGTTATAATTAAGATATGCCAACGGGATATAGAAAGGACGGTACTAAAATAATTCCCCCTTCTTCAAAAGGAAAAAAATGGCCGAATAGAAAACCGTGGTCAAAAGAAGCACGAAAAAGGGCTAGTGAAACTCATAAAAGAATTGGCAGTAAGCCGCCGCCTTGGAAGGGGCCGCGCCCGAACTTACAAGGAGAAAATAATCCTAATTGGAAGGGAGGAAGAGCTATGCAAACGAAAAGACGTTTGATTATACGCGCGGGTCGTCCTATATCTGAACAATGTGAAATATGTGGTTCATTTGGTGGGGGTGGCAAGAAGGGATTATGTTATGACCACGATCATCAAACTGATAAGTTTCGTGGATGGATTTGTGCTAGGTGTAATAGTGCGCTTGGCTTTGTGAAAGATAATACGGAAACATTACAAGCGATGATAAATTATTTATTAAAAAACCGTGGATAATAATCATTCTTGCGTTAGGGTAGACATGAAGCCGACGGACTATGTCGCGGGCGATGGGCATATTGTTCTCGGTGCTGTCCCTCCAGTTCTTTCAGGAGATTGGTCACCATATTATGAGTTTTTTGAACGACAAATGCTGAACTCCGGCGATTCGGAATCGTGTGTTTTATTCACAACTCAACAGGCAATGGATTCTCAGGTTGAACAACAGATTCAATCGGGTGTTATTTCGGCACAGACCGTTGCATGGTTTGATTCTTTAGGATATATGGACGTTGGAGCAGATGGGAAAAAGCACTTTCATTCCAGTCCCCGTTGGCTCGCCGCTTTGACAGGAAACGGACTTAGGGGAAACAATGTTGTGGATGGATGGGATGTTTTGAGAAAGTTCGGCGCGTTACCTTATAAAGATTTTCCCGTAGACCCGACTTTAACTCCCCAACAATTCGTTGACGCTACGGCGATCACTCAAGCGATGAAAAATAAGGGGCAACAGTTCCTTCTTGGCGTGGGAGGTAAAAACTTCGTCCAATATCACTGGCTTCTGAATGGGACAGATAACTTTCAAGCGACAATTTCTCCGCTTCAATATAGCCCCCTGTGCGATGGTGTTAATGTAGGAAGCGATTGGAATGAAGTAAATCCAGTTCCGCCCGCATCAGGGGCAAACCCCGGCCACTGCGTAGGGAGAATAAAAGATGTATTGCCTTTGACCGCCGTGGAATACGACCATTATATGCCTAACCCAAAGAATCTGATTAACTATCCCATAGCATATTCTTTACAAGCCATCGTCACTATTACTCCTCCCCCTCCGGCTCCCCTCCCTCCACCGAACCCCACCCCCGTACAGGCCTCAACGTGGTTACAAAAATTGGTCACATGGTTACAAACAATACTGACAACAGTTCAGAATTAAAGGCCGACCCAAATGAAATCTTCGCACTAATGAATTATTCACTTCTTAAATCAAAGACTTTTTGGACGATTGCAGTTGGCGTGGCGATTTTTATCGCTACTAACCTCAAAAATCCGACAGCAGACACGATTGCGGTGCTCCTCGGTATTGTGGCTTCCTACTTCCACCTTCAGACTGGACAATCTACGACGGGAAAAAATTAACACATGATTTTGAAGATAATAGAACTAGGTATAGCAATGGTTATCTTCTTTCTTTTTGTTTGTTCTATCTTGTATGTCGGAGCGATAGCAGAGGATGTGGAAAACGAGATTAACAAAAAGCCGCCCTTAAATCCCTTGAAAGAAATAGGCGGCTCTGTACATTATTAAACGGATTGTCAATCTATTAGGTTACTAGCGATATATTGTGTCAAGGTATGCCGCCGTTATGGGTTACCGTGAGGAACCCATACGGGAGCACATCTGCTCCTAGTTCTTTAACAAAAAGGAGGATTCTATGCGACTTCACCCTTGCTCGTTCGTTTGCCAGCATTGTTCGCGTCCGGCGCAGATACTTGAGGTCTGCTTTACTGCCGAAGGGCAGATTCAGATTGACGGCATCTGCATCAAATGCAACACCTCGGTCACCCTGACCTCAACCATCGGGGAAGTGTGCGCGAACTGCCATCTCTCCGATACGCAAGACTTAGGACTTTTCGTCCCGCAACAAAGCCAACTCGTGAACTAGGGAGGTTCCGATGGTATGCCAATTTTGTAAGCGTTACATCCCTCTGAACGAGAGATCCACTGATTTCAAAGTCCCTTATTCCGAACCGCCCCGGTGGGTTTACTTCCATCCCGATTGCTGGGAAATCTGGAACCGAGGCGACCTATGACCTGTACCGAATGCCGTACTGAAATTGAAAGCAAGTACATCAGCTTCAAGATATTCCGCGAAAACGTGCCGCCGGAGTACATGACGTTCCACTGGCACGATCATGAATGTTTCAGGGAGTATCTGAAGAAGAACCCCACCATCCGGGCGGAGAATTACCAATCAAGGAGGTTAAATTGAAACTACTATGCCTCATTTTCTTGTGGTCGCTCGTCGTCTACTTCGTCCAAACGCTCTCTGCCGAGTCCCCACCCGTGAATACCGAGTGCTCAATCAGACAGGTTCAAGAACCGTCTGGCAACGTAAAGTTCCACGTGATGGGAACCGTTACTCGGAAAGATGGCTCGCGGAGCACCGAACAGTACGCGCAAACCGATAGCCAAAAAGACGGCTTCAAACGTTGCGTAGAGTGGCAAAAGATCGTAGCGAAGTCCGCTAGGGTTACGAAATGACTCTAGTATGGTATACTGTAACTAGCTCCTGCCCTTCTCCCAAAGGGCAAATATCCTCCAAAAGAAAGGGGGGGCGTCAAAATTAAAATTAAGCGTCCTCCCTTCCCTCCCATAATTGAACAGCGGTTTGCCCGTGGCTTGGTTAGCCGTAGTAAAAGGTTTTACGCCGTGTTCGTTCATTAGGCCGTAGTAGCTTGATAACCATTACAAAAGAAAAGACCCCATGCCGTGCCAAATGGTCTGTGGGGTCGGAAAGCATCACGCTTTTTCCTTGGATATACCCGGCGATGACCTATGTTCGTCGGTATCTAAATGCTAGCACTGATTGCAAAAGGAGTTATGCACTTCTTTTGTAACGTGTAATGTGTCGTAGTTTATTGACAGCGTGGGATAGGCTCACGAGGGTAAAAAGGTTAGTTAGATGGCCTCTCTCGCCCTGCGGCTAACACCCGCCCCGCTGTCAGCAAATTACCTGTTTAATAGAAAAATAAGTTAGAACGGCGGTCAGCACCGCACCAATTATTGCCAAAATCAATGTATCTCGCATTATCCTTTCAGCAGTTTCTATCAGTACGACAGTAGCAGTCATCATAGCCCTCCTTGCGTGGGCGATCTCCTATCTGGTAGTCCATGCCCAGACTTATCAGGTTTCGCCTTCAAACCTATCAAAACCGATAACCTTACAATCGCCCCCTGTAGCCCTTACAATATCGCCGGAAGCACCCCTAGAAGCCCCGCCTTTGCCCAAAAACGCCCCGCCAAGCCCTTCGGAGGTGGAAAGCTATATAACGGCTCAATCCCTCGCTTTTGGGGTAAATCCGGCCATTACAAGGTTCATCGTTTCCCATGAGAGCCAAGACGGCAGGAACATGGTCGGGCACGAACCGAACGGATCAATTTCCTACGGTTATTGGCAGTTCAACAATCGAAACGACGGCTTTGATAAAGATTGCGCTATGGACTTAGCGTGCAGTACAAAAATGGCATTGAACTGGATTCTCGCGGGTAAGATAGGAAAGTGGTCTACATGGTCGGGAAGGTGCAAGATGTACCCATACGACAATCCCCCGAACTGCTAGGTATTGCCATAAGGTTGAAGTTCGCATATACTAAGGGCATGGCTCCCAAGATTGGAACTATGCCTTGGAATAAAGGAACCGCCGATTTGATCGCGCGGAAACAGCATATTCATGAATATTATCTAAAGAATAGGGAACGTTTACTAGAATATCAGCGTCAACAACGCGTATCGGGACGGGCAGAGGAATTAAGAAAAATAAGACGTAAAAAAAACGTTGAACAGATGCGAAATAGAGAATCTCTTTGGGAACATCAACACAGAAAAGAACGTTATAAGAAAAAAAGGGAGTACAATAGAAGTCAATATGAGTATCTTATGGATAAAACTGGTGATGCTATTCGCTATCGTAAATGGACAGAAGAAGATTTCCAGTTTTTGCGCGATAATTATAAAACCATGAGTGATTTAGAAATGGCATTGGCATTGAGTAGAACGTGGGCGGCGACGCGAAGAAAAATGGAAGCATTGCGGCTCATAAAACAACCCCAGAGGATAAAAGATTTATTAGCTCATTAAGCATCTCCAAGATAAACTGCCCTAATTAACGGTAGTAAAAAGAGCTCGCGAAAGTTATCCCCACATTATCCCTTAACTAATCCTGTACGCTTGGTATAATCTAAGAGGTGCTTTGATGGTGGGGAAATACTAGTTGAACCCCAATAAGCTATAAAGTCCTGGAACAGATAATATAGCGAGTAGGGTTGGGAGTGTCCTTACATAACAGCTCCCTCTCCACCATCAGAGCATCCCTACCCTATGAAAAAGAAAAAGGAAACTAAATTGCAAGAACTTGAACGGCGCATTGCAGAATTAGAGCGTCGTCCTATTATCTATCCTTGTACCGCGCCACATTATACGCCCATGCAAGGGCAAATGGGATATTACTGTAATTATTGTAAGCAATGGAACTGCGGGCAAACTCATGTTATTTGTTAGCCCCCCCAAGCAAGCGAATGAAATGACCCCTGATCCCCTGAACGAAGCACTGAAAGATGATTTACATGAAGCTCTAGTAGACTTTGTGGCCGCATGGTACGCCTATCGCTGGAAAAGACATCACGAAGTAGCAGATAGAATGGTGGCTAAGTTCTATCCTAATGTCTGTAGGTACTGCCCGCGCCGGACTAAGCAGGAATTGTGCTTTGAGCACAGGTAACCAGAGGCCATCCACAGCCAATCCACAGTTTTGACTTGATGGTACGGACGAGATGGTGTATGATTACAATATGAAAAGCTACGAAAAAGTTAGGTTAGTTATTAAAAAGTCGGCCGCATCGGGTTGTTTCGTAGCTTTCCTGATGTTGCCGACTTTTTGTTAAATAACATGGCACAACGACGATTAATAAGCCCCATGATAGTTGAAAGCGATGCGTTCCTTGATATGCCCATTTCAAGCCAAGCGTTGTATTTTCACCTTTGCATGAACGCCGATGATGATGGCTTCGTGAACCCTAAGAAGATAATGCGTTTGATCGGCGCGGCGGTGGATGATTTGAACGTACTACTTACAAAAAGATTCGCTTTGAAGTTTGAGAATGGGGTAATAGTTATAAAGCATTGGCTCATTCATAACTCCATTCGGAAGGATAGATACCACGAAACAATCTATGCCGAGGAAAAGAAGCTCTTAAAAGTCAAGGAAAATGGGGCTTATACGGAAGTTGGCAACCAAATGGCAACCAGTCGGCACCTGAAGTTAAGTAAAGCTAAGGTAAGTGAAGCTAAATCCCCCGCGAGCGGGGATGGAAAAGAGGTTAATGAAATAATCTTTTTATTCAAAGAAGTGAACCCCATGATTGAAAAGTATTACGGCCGCGATTCAGAACGTAAAGCTATTGAAAGAATGTTAAAGCAATTTGGCCGCGAAAAACTGGAAGGGATGATCGCGTCGTTACCAAAAATCAACGGTCAAAAATACTGGCCCAAAAGCACCACTCCAATACAGTTGGAAAATAATATAGCGCACTACATTGCGAAAAGGTCGGAGCTTGTGGAGAAGCAGATAGCAAAAACAAATAAAATGGCGATAATGCCAACAAAAACAAATGAACCATCGTTATAAGTTTATTGACGAGAACTTTATCCTCATGGAAGCGGAGCATCAGTATATTTTGGAGTGCTTAAAAAACGGGTTGACCCTTGTAAACCTGCGCGACGGAAAACTGATAATGAACCTATCTCTGGGTTTCTTTTCAACGGAAACGGACTCGCTTACGGATGAACAGGAAGTGAAGAAGTATCAGCCAAAACTTCTAGGGACAAAACCCGAAGTGATGAAGCTACTGGGAGAAGAAGACCGGCAGACCGTTCAAGGATTCGCGCCGACAAAAAATATCCATCAGGAGTTTATGCAAAGAATGGCGGAAAAGTTTGGCGGCAAATGGAACACGGCGTGGGATGAAAGTATATGGAACCCGAAAAACAGAACAGCAAAAGTTTAGCCCCTTATGAAGCGTAAATATAAAAAATCGCTTTATCAAGTTGCGATACGTCGTTTGGATATCGCGTTCGCCAAAATGATCCGCGAGCGCGACGAGAAAAAAGGATGTATCACAAGCGGTAGGATGGTTCCCCTAGATTGCGGCCATTTCAGGTTCCGTTCGCTTATGCCTACGCGGTGGCACCCAATGAATTGCAACGGGCAGAGCTTGAAAGATAACAGGTTCATGGGCGGCAGGACGTTTGAATACGGGCTGGCGATAGATAAGAGATATGGGATGGGGTGGGCGTTGTTTTTAGAGAAGCTCTCCCACGATTACGCCGGATGGTCTATGGATGATATAGCTTATTTAACGGACGCGGCGCGGCGGGGATCACGCGTATACGAACAGGCATACTTTCAGCTAAAGCCGGAACATAAGTTATCCCCCTTCTAGGGTTTGACGTTCGTGGGGGAACGGTGGTAGAATGGAGGGTATGGAACGGACAGTTATAAACTTTATGGGTATGGAATTGGATAAATGGACGAACGGCGATTGTGAAGCAGAGTTCGGGACGGGAAAAGATTTTGCGACGCTATATCGTATTGAAACAAAACTAGAAGCACGCAATAAAGGATTAGCAACGGCACTTCTTACCGAAGCGAAGCGAGTATATGAAAGCGAGGGGAAAAAGTTTGGCAGCACGATATTTTTAAGCGCACCGATGGCGCATATAGGAAAAAAGTTAAACATTGAAGAATACACCTCATGACTCCCCCTAAACCTAATAAGAAGAAAGTTATAAAAGCGTGGGCGATCGTCAGAAAGGGAAAAATTGCTAAGGTAGGAGTTCATGTTTTATTGAGTGATTGCCCGTTTGCTATTTTTGATAATTCTAACCCCTCAGAAGGGAAAACTATTCCCGTCATCATCACCTATGAAACCTAACCCCTTAAATAGAAAAGCGTTACTAAAAAAGCCGTTCCGCAAAGCAGATAGAGAATATAAGGCCATTCTTATTGTCCCCGCAGGAACTAAGCACGAAAGTGGGTATATGCACATAGCAGTCATAGGAGAGTATGTTGTGGACGGAAAACTGAAGTATGAGATTTGCGCTTATCCTGATGATATTGAATGGGATTTGTCGGGGGTAACTCAAAAATATCCTTCATCTGGTATGAGAACTGATTGTTGGTATCCTGAAGGCATTTTGCACGTTTGGGGGGGCGGAGCATTCAAAGTAGAGTTTCCCGCTATGTCATCAACGGAAATAAAGTTTGTACCTCGCTCATGAATCCCTTAAAAGGAAAAGCCCGCGCAAAGGTCGTTAATAAATATCAAGTATGACAACTATCTTAGGGAATCCCAATACACTTTGGTCGCGGTCGTGGTCGTGGTCGCGGTCGTGGTCGGGGTCGTGGTCGGGGTCGCGTTCGTGGTCGCGGTCGTGGTCGGGGTCGCGGTCGTGGTCGTGGTCGCGGTCGCGGTCGTGGTCGGGGTCGGTATAAAAATAATTACTTACATGAAAACATTAAACATTTCGGACGACACATATGAGCTGATAAAAGACCAGTTGGGCGTGGGAGAAAAAATGGACGTGTCAAAGATGGAGGATTTTATCGGCAACAAAGTGTTCATCAGGACGGTTACATATCATTTGACGGGCAAGATAGAGAAAATCGTTGGGCAGTTTTTGTTGCTTTCATCGGCGGCGTGGATCGCGGACAGTGGAAGATTCATGCAGGCTATAAAAGACGGCGTGCTTAAAGAAGTGGAACCCGTAGGCGAGGCGTTTGTATCTTTGAACGCAATCGTTGATATGTTCCCGTGGAAACACAAACTTCCAACGGAACAAAAATGATGAATCGTGCTGAAAAAGGAAAAGCCCTAGAAGAATATATCGCGCAAAAATGAGCGACGTATCAAGATATGAAGTTGCTGGCATGGCTTCAAGGGTTGCTGAAGAGTACAACCGATTGCACTGGTGGCAGTTCAAGAAAAAACGACTTTTTGAGGAAATAATAATCTGGTGCTATAAGACGATAACAAGATGAACGATAAAGAATATATAGAATTATTTAATCCCCCTCTGAAGAAGAAAGCTAAAAAACCGCGCTGGCCCGATTATAAGTTAGTGAAACCGCCGGAAGGGATTATTACATTCGGCACTTCCTTATTTTTGAGAAAAGACGGCATGGCGTTGAGAGTATTATTTCCGGCGGGGCAAGCGGTAACATTCGCGCCGATGGATGAAGAAAAATCTAAACTTACATGAAACCCAAATCCTATTACGCCGCGCTCGGAAGAAAAAGCTGGGCGGCAAGGAAGAAGAACGGTAACAAGGCCATGAAAGCTCTTAGAGCTAAGGTGAAGCACCCCCATATAGGGAAACAGGACGCGAAAACTGGACGGTTCGTGAAGGTTGTTGTTTGATAATCTTATCCACAAGGGGCACTTGCAATCCACAACGAACGGGATTATACTGGTTAGGTAGTAAAGGCCGAAACAAATTAAACAAAACCAATGAACGAAAATACCGAAAGAGAAACTGCGGAGTGCAGTATTTGCCACGAACCATTTGAGCGAGAAGTGAATAATCCTGAAGGTAGGTTAATTTCATGTCCAGCTCATAGTTTTGGAGAAGTAAGAGCTGAAGATTATCCTCTAGAACCAAAATAACATGACAGATTATTCAAACGAGTTTACCAACCAATTCAAAGAAAAAACTTGGCAGAAGATTGCAGTTAGTTTCCTGTTCATCCTTACCGTGTTGGTCGTAATCTTCGGGGTACTCTAAAACAATGATAATCTCAACAAAATGGTCTTGTGAGCTGTGCGGCAAAAGTAGTGGACACTCCCTATGCCGTGCGCGATCAGGTGGTCGTGATGAACGGTGAGAACGATAGGGCATACACTTATGTGTGCGTAAAGTGTATCAAGGGCGTGGCAGAAGCATTAGATGACCTTTTCCCAAACAATAAGTATGCGGTGCGGGCGCGGGATCAGGCAAAAGCGTATGAGAAGTTTGCGGTAAAATAAATGTGGGACGCGCCCGTCCCTCGCGGAGATTGCGGCGTCGCACGTCTCCAACAGGGACGAGCATAAAATACAATGACAATCAAAAAAGCAAAACCAATATATTTATGGAAAAGTATGCAAGCCGGAATGAAATCCGCGCATGGAAAAGTAGCATGGAAGAAAGGAGTGTGGCAAAAGAAATCAGACATAGCTATTTGTAAACGCGGCTTTCACGCTTCCGAGCAACCCGTTCACGCAATGGGATATGTGAACTGCGAAGTATTAGCGAAGGTTGAAGTCAAAGGTAAGTCAATCGTGCAGAGTGATAAGCAATGCTGGTCAGAAATGCGGATCGTGGAAACCTTTGAATGGACTAAGGAAGATTCAGTGCGGTTAGCTGTCTATGCGGCAGAACTGGTGATAGATATTTATGAAAAGAAATATCCCAAAGATGATAGGCCAAGAAAGGCGATTGAGGCGGCAAAGAAGTGGTTGAAAGAACCGAATGATAAAACCTCCGCCTCCGCCGCCTCCGCCGCCGCCTACGCCTCCGCCGCCGCCTCCGCCGCCTCCGCCGCCGCCTACGCCTCCGCCGCCGCCTACGCCGCCTACGCCTACGCCGCCTACGCCTCCGCCGCCGCCTACGCCGCCTGCGCCGCCGCCTCCACCACCAGCCACAGCACCCGCCGCGCCGCCTACGCCGCCGCCAACGCCTCCGCCGCCGCCTCCGCCGCCTCCGCCGCCGCCAACGCCTCCGCCGCCTCCGCCGCCAACGAAATAAGAGAAAAGTGTAATAAGTTTGTGCTAAAACTAATCTCAAAAAATGACATTAACCTACGAAAAGTGTAATAGTCAGGAAGAAGTAAGAAAGCATATCCAAGAATGTGAAGGACGGCATACACAGCAAGCGATTTATTCCACCTTCCATGATTGTTTGACGCAGATATGCTATGGATGTAAAAAGGTTCGCAGTACACTACAAATGAACGAAAACTAACATGAAACAATTATCAAAGAAACAAATGGCGGCGATAGATGAACTCTACGCGCCGGAGAGAGCACCAGAAGATGACCCTGCTAGTGAAGTATACCGTGATAACTTCAACGCGGCGCAGGAAGACCAGCACCAGTATGATAGCCAAAACGAATAACATGAAAATAGTAGATAAACAATTCATAGAAAGCTTACACGTCGCCGCAAACTATCGTCCTAATCCAGTAAGAGAGGAAGCTGCGAAAATGGCTATTGGCGAATCACTCTTTATTTCCAAAGAAGAATGGGCACAGATGGGGTTCAAGAGCGATCCAGCCAATCTCCTTACGAGCGGAACGTATCAGCCAAGAGCAAAGATGTTCGGATGGAGATTTAGTATTAAAACGGCTGTTGAAGGATGGGTAATCACACGAACAAAATGAAAACTAAGAAAACAAACAAAACATTAAAGGTATCAGGTAAGTTACAGTTGATCGCGCCGGAACCGATGGTGAAGGTTACACGGTCATTTACCTATCCCGTATCTATGGGACAGTACATGGGTAATATGGACTTCTTTGCATCTCAGACGGCGGAATGTAAGCCAGCCGACGCGGAAAAAGTGAGCGCGGCACTGTATGAGTTCGTAAAAAATGAGGTTCTAAAATCCGTCAATCAGTTCAAAGCGTTAGACAACAAAAAGGTCGCGGATGTTTCCAAAGAATCAGCTGAACTGGACTCATAACATGGACGACATAGCAGAAATAGAAGCGTTCAATAGTGGCATAGACGCGGCGATAGAAGTAGTATCGGGCGAGCTATGGAACGACTGCCGTTGCCCCATGTGCGAACGGATGAGGGAGATAATCTTTGACCTTAAACAATTAAAAAAATGATAACAAAAATAACCATTGACCGCGTGTTCTTTTCCTCCCAGCCGAAAGCAGGTGGACTTCCCTACACGGACAAGTTTTCCGGCAAGCCAAAGAAGTTGGTAACCCTGTATTCTTCCCAGCTTCCAAAGGACGTAAAGTCAGTAAGTTGTTTCGCGGTGGAAGGATCGCCCCTGTGGGACTGGAAAGAAAAGCAGGAAGTGGTCATAGAGATAACAAAAAACGGGGAGTGGCACAATTTCAAACCAGCTTCAGAGGGAATGTTACAGCTCATGAAGCTAGAGGAACGCGTAGCCAAGCTGGAAGACCAGATGCTTGGCGTGACCCGTGAGCAACGCGAGGTGAGAGGCGTGGGAATAAGCGTGAAGCCAAAGAAACAGCTCACGGAGGATGAGGAGATAGAAAGGTTGAATAAGGAGATGAACGGACTCCCTCCACTGTAATGGCTGAAAGCATCCGCGATCTGTGCGACAAAAAAATAATCCTGTTCCGTGACTTGGACTCTCTCGGCCCGGAGCAGGTCGCGCAGGAAGTCGTGGAGTTATCATCACTTTGGGCTTCTATTCAGAAGGAGCTGATCGCACGCGAAATGGTGTATAATGTACTTATGCGGGACTTGATAATTGAGCATAAAACCGCCGCTAAAGCTAACGTTTTTGGGAAGGCTAGTATCGCTTACGAGGAGTTTTTAACCGCGACGGCATACAGCAAGTCAATCCAGGAACTTATCAGGACGGGAAAAAAGTTCGTGTCGTTGAATGAAAGCGTGATGAGGGAATCAAAATACTGAAATGTCGCTCAAATCTTCACTTCAAAAGTTAATCTCCCAGAAAGGGTATATGTCCATAGATGAGGTGGAAGTGTACTGCAAGGCGAATAAGTACAAGCTAAGCAACGCAGAACGCCGCCTACGGCCTTCAGAAAGCCCCATGATCGCCGCAGTAGAGGAAAAAGGATATATTGTGGGCTATCGTACCAAGCGTCCAGTCATCACCCTCCCTCCTGCCTTCAAAGTCGCGCCGCTAGCAAAGCCGGAAATAAACCAACCATTTTTTTCATGAAAGTCTGGCCTATCGTAATTCTTACCATCCTAGCAGTTCTCCTGATCGCCGCAGTTCTTTTCGGGCTGGGGTTTTGGTATAGGGCGGCGACGGAACCGAAAGTATTAAATACTTATCTATCGGCATGTGATGAAAAATCAGCATACTTTGACCTAGGAACGTGCATGGGAAGCGAATATGAAGGGAATCCCGGCAATGCGATGTATATTGATTTAACTCTGAGCGGCCCAAAGGTTTATAAAAATGACACTTATCCCGCCGCGACGAGCACACAAACCATCACCCCTCATACCAAATGAAAAAGAAAATTATAAAATTAACAATAGACGGCATTGTACCATCCGCCCCCGCCCCGCGTTGGACACAAGAAGATTTAGAGAGAGTGGCACAAAAAGCGAATGAGATGCAACGTGCAACTGTCGCCGCCTCGCAGGACGATTCCATAGCCGCAATGGTGCGTGATTTTTGCGCGGTAGGAACTCATGTGAAAAGCGAAGTGCGCCGGAGATTACTGGAAGCGAAGTCAAAGTGGGAGATAGCCGCACGGGAGGATGAACGCCGTTTGCAAAAAGGACGGAAATAGGGTATGATTAAACCAATGATTCAGCCAGTGAACGGTCACATTTTAATAAGTCCCCTAGAACACAAATCCTATCTTCCAACGGATAAGGGGACATATGAGGAGATAGGTGTGGTTATTGACGCAGCTGATGGTATAACTGAAAAACGGGAATGGAATGGTAAGGAATATCCCCCCGAACTTTCTAAAGGCGACAAAGTATATTTTGATTCATGGTTGGCAAGTAAGTTTCCCACAGGAGAAGGTGATGAGTATTTCTGGCTCGTGCCTTTCAAAGACGTAAAGGCTGTTGAAAAACAAAATGGAACCGACACGGTATCAAAATAGCGTGTGCGGGGAGCATAGGGGTTGGCTTCACAAGTGGATTCACCTTTCCTATACTCCTAAAGGTGAACTTACGCGGTGTGAGCGGTGCGGAACGAAGATGCATTTTCCGTATGAGATGCCGCGACACATTGTGCTGTCATACATGATAAGGTCGGTTTTGAGGGCAGACGATCCGCTCTTTTCCCGCGAGTATCCAAATATAAAAATATGATTAAAACCAATCTCTATACAGGCAAAGAAGCCCGGGAGCGCATGATGAAGGGTGTACAGCGTGCAAGTGATGCGGTGGCTGTTACATTAGGAACGTCTGGAGCGAACAGTGTGATTGAGGTAATTGAGTCACCTGGACATTTTGTGAGCAATGACGGCGCGACAATTTTGAGCCGTATTAGATTTGAAGACCCCCTTGAAGAGATGGGCAGGAAGATACTTTTAGAGGCCGTAGGTCGCGCAAATCGGGCGAGTGGCGATGGTAGTTCAACGGCGACAGTGCTCACCGCAGCTATTTTGGAAGAAGGCGTGAAACATATAGGCGAAGTTGCCCCTATGGAGATAAAGCGTAGTTTAGATGCTTGCTTACCGCTTATAGAAAAATCGCTAAAAGCCCAGAAAAAAGATTTGATTGACGCGGAAGGCAACATAGATTTCAAACTATTGGAGCAGGTTGCATCCATCAGTGCCGAGGATGAATCCATAGGTAAGATGATAGCCGAGATTTACGGCAAAATTGGCAAGGAAGGGATTATAAACTGGGAAGCGAGCAAGACGAATGAGGACAGCTATTCTCTCGGTTCAGGTTTGAAGATTGACGGCGCTACCTATGTTTCACGGTATATGTGCGACTTCATCAATGGTGAGTATACAAAACAAGCTACCTTAGAAGCTCCGTATGTTCTTTTAGCCAAGGCGAAGATGACCGGACAATACGAAATGGAGAAGTTGATCGCGGAACTTCAGGACAAAGGGGTGAAAGAATTGGCTATTTTCTGCGATGAAATGGATGCGCCGATGATAAACAGCTTTGTTCTGGCCCGCGCACCACAGACGCTAGGAATGAGATTCGTAGTTATTAAGATGCCTACAGTGTTCAACGATGACTGGTGGGAAGACCTAGAAAAAGCCACGGGAGGGAGGATTATCAGTGCTAGCACGGGAATCAGAATGAAAGACGCTAAGATGGAGTTTTTGGGTGTAGTAGGCAAGATTGTCGTCACCCCCGAAGATACGTTTATTGACGGTGTAGCGAGCATGAAAGACCACATTAGAAGTTTAGAGGCAGAAGGAACCGAATTATCTTTAGCCCGCGCTGCAAGGTTGAACACTAAGACGGCCAAGTATTGCGTTGGAGGGATAAGCGAATCAGGGTTGGCATATAGGAGGTTGAAGGTTGAAGATGCTATAAACTCTGCATGGTGCGCGATGCAGCACGGGATTGTGGCGGGGGGAGGTGCCGCGCTACAACATTCAGCAAACGCTTTGGATATATATAATAAGGAAAATATCGGAGCGGTTATACTCAATGAGGCATTACGAACTCCACAAAAGCAGATAATAAAAAATTCAAGTGGTGATTATAAAGAATTAATGCCTAAAATGGGTGGCAATCTATCATTTAATTCAAAAACTGGCAAAGTAGTGGATATGTTTGAAGCCGGAATTGTAGATAGCTATGACGTGGTGCTCGGCGCAGTGAAGAATGCAATCGGTGTAGCTTCAGGTATTCTGACTTGCGGCACAGTAGTCCTATTGCCCCGCCAAGAAGAATCCATAGAGGGAATCATTAGGAACATCGTACAAACGCCATGATTTTCAAGAGGTGTGGGAACCGAAGTTGCAAGCGAATATGGTTATGGTTTAACGTCCAGTACCCCATCATAAAACTTCCTAACTCAAGTATAACCATGCAACCCCACTCCCAAAGCCTCAAACTATGCAGGCGATGCCGAAAACTGGTAGAAAAAGTAGCGAGTGAAATGAAAAATGTGTAAACTATGGCACAAGTGGATATTTTGGAAGGCATTGGAAGGTTCCAAGGGCTTTCTAGCGTTGTTTTTCTGTCAAAGGTGCGGCATAATGAAAACATTACCAATACATGGAAAATCTAACCCCAGCTGAATCAATTAAACAAGCGGAAGGATTAGCGGGAATGAGTATAGACCACTACGATCTAAGCCCCTTGAATAACCCCGACGTTATCAGCATCCTTAAACTACCCGACGGCAGTTATAAGGGATGGATGCAGAAAAACGGCAAGCTGATTGAGGAAAGGCAGATCAAACCAGAGGACGTGCTTATTAGCTTGTTGACACACGGATAGGGATAGGTGATAATCATGATATTACGAGATAACATATCATGGCATTTCCAAAAGGTAATAAACTCGGAGGACGACATAAGGGTTCTTTGAACAAGGAAACTTTGGTCAAAGAAGAACGGCGTGCGATGTTTGATGCTAAAGCATCAGAGAACTGGGAAAAGGTTATAGCTGCTTTGATAGAGAAGTATCCAACCTATGTAGCCGATCAGTTTATGGAAAAGGCCAAGGAGCGTGTAGAACACGAGATAAAGACCGACAACCCCATCATTAAGAAAGCAACCGAACAACTTAATGAACTCCATAGGACTGGAAAACTTGACTGAAGAGCAGGTTAGTGAAGCGTACGAAGGTAATCCGGCGTTATGGGTCATTAAGCACGAAATAAAGAATGAGGTTGGTATTCCTATTGAGTTCAAGAAGCGGAAGTTCTTATGGGATATTTATAACGATCTCAGTCCCTATCAAGTGATTTTGAAGGCACCGCAGATTGGAGCGACGGTGATGAATACCTTAAAGAGCTTGTATGTGGCTAAGAAATTGAATCGGCAGATTATCTATACCTTACCGACGTTGAGCGACGTACAAGACATGGTAGGCGGTTCGTTCAATCGTATCATCGCGCAAAACCCAGTTTTAATGGAGTGGGTAAAAGACCATGACACGGTGGAACAGAAGCAGGTTGGTGATTCAATGATATTCTATCGCGGCACGTTCACCGCAAAACAGGCCATGATGATTCCTTCTGGCCTGAACATTCATGACGAGGTGGACGCCTCCGACCCGCAGGTCATCACGCAATATGAAACTCGTCTGCAAGCGCAAGAAGATGGCGGATGGCGATGGTACTTCTCCCATCCTTCTTTATCCGGCCACGGAGTTGATGTATACTGGAACCAGTCGGACAAAAAAGAATGGTTTGTTAAATGTTCCAATGGACACGAACAATATCTTAGCTGGCCGGAAAGCATTGACCAAGCAAGAGAAATCTATATCTGCAAAGAGTGCAAAGCAGAACTTACGGACGATCAGCGTATTAACGGCCGATGGATGGCAACAAGCAAGGGTGAGTTCAGCGGGTACCACATATCCCAACTTCAGCTCTATAACAAGTCAGCCAAAGACATCCTCAAGGCATTCAACGACCCACAAAAGGACAAGCAGTATTTCTATAACTACGTCTTAGGTTTACCCTACATCGGTTCGGATGACAGGATAGACCCCACCGTGGTTCTAAGGAACTGCGTGGATGAGGTGAATGATTATTACAATCAGCGAGCGTTCTTTGGCGCAGACACAGGACATGGGATTCACTATCTTGGCATGAACGCGCAAGGGGCGTTTATCTATGAGAATGTTAACGAGATAACCGCGAGTAAAGACCCTTATGACCGTGTAAGAATGTTGTTGCGCCGTTTTCCAAGGTCTATATGGCTCTTTGACCAAGGGGGAGATTTGATCGGCGTGAGAAAACTACAAGCCGAGTTCCCCGGTCGGGTTTTCTTGTGTTACTTCCGCAAGGATAGAAAGACCAACGACTTTGTTGAATGGGGTGCGAACGACCAATACGGCAAGGTCATGGTGGATAGGAACCGACAGATAACCCTAATGGTGGAAATGATAAGGGATATTGGGAGATTAAGGTTGGCTGGTACACAGGAAGATTGGGGCGAGTTTGCTTCGCACTTCGGAAACATCTACCGGGAGGTGATTGAGGTCAAAACCCAACCGGGCAAGGACGATAGAAGCCTCTACGGTAATGAGTATGTGTGGAAGCGGAATGGCCCCGACCACTTCTGCTTTGCTTTACTTTACGCGATTGTGGCGTATCAGCATTTTGAAGGGCAGATGGCAAAGTTCATCCCGGCAGGGAACATAAGAGCTGGTATCTCAAAAGCCCCTATCGTGTCGGACGAGGGAGTGCAACTTATGTGGCCAGTGCGATGAATGTCGTAGAAAGAAGGGCGTACAACGCACGAAAGCAAAGGGAGTATAGGCTTAAACGGAGGAAACCGTTTACCAAGGCAGAGGCTATATTCCACGCGGCAGGACATTGTGCTTATTGTGGGATGATGTTGGACGCGGAATATCACAAGCTCCACCCCTTAGTAGGGTGTCAGAAGGCAGCGGAAGCGAACCAGTACACGCAAGATAAGACAAGTTAGCGGGGATGTGTGATAGTTTGAGGAATGGCAGATAGCTTCACCGCTAACATTCTGGGAGTTTCCGACCTTGTGGAATCCGACACGAACAAAATCCGTGGCGAAGGAGGCTTGCGACCCGAAGGTAAAGTAGGCGACGAGATTGATGTTTTGGATTTGCCGATGTCGGACGAGAAGCTCTTGAAGCTTCGGGACGACTGGGAAAGTCAGTACGCCCTTTATGAGGGGAAGGTAGCGAAACCCACAAGGGACAGGAACCTTCAAAGTTATCTTGGCAGGAACGCACAGGGGATGCTTCCTAGTTCGGACGAGATAGTAGCGGCCAATTTGCAGTTTGAATCGGAGGAGACATTCTTACCCGCAGCGACGGCGCAAGACCCGACTCCCTTCGTGTTCTGCGACAACACGCCCGAAGGCAACAAGCTCGCTGACGATTGCCAGACCATGCTCCAGTTCCATGCGCAACAGCTTTTGATCCGCAGGAAGATAGCGCTTATGGTCAGGCAGTGGTCAATAAACCACTTGGCAGCCCTCAAAATGGGCTGGGAACGGTTTGAGGTGGATGGGAAGGAATTTGGCGATGTGGCCGTGGAGAACCGCAAGATACAGGACTTTATATTTGACCCCAATGGGTACGTTGATGTTCATGGACATTTCACTTCATGGATGGGGGAGAGGATTTATAGCACCGCCGAGGAACTGGCAGACCTGTTTCCTAAGTTTTCGCCTGAAATCATCCTTACCGTGGATGGGAGGATGGGAACGGAGGTCTGTCGGACGGAGTGGTGGAACGATGAGTATTCCTTTACGACCTTCAGTGTCGGTGGTTCCAAGAGCGGGGTTGTGTTAGACAAGCACAAAAACGAGTTTTTTAACTACAACAAGAAACAGAAGCCGAATCCTTTGACGGGGCAGGTAGAACCGCCAAAACGGAATCATTTTTCCACGCCCCGAAAGCCCTATGTATTCCTTTCTGTGTTCTCCCTTCAGGAACGTCCTCACGACATAACGGGACTGATTGAGCAGAACATCGCCAATCAGAGGAAGATAAATAAACGCGTTGAGCAGATTGACAATAACGTAAGCCAGGCCAATAACGGTTTGTTGTTCAGCGAAAAGAACTTCAATCAGGAAACTGGCAAACAGGCTTATGACGCTTTGACCACGAAAGGACACGGAGGGGTGTTGGTCCCTGAAGGAACGAACCCGAATGGCGCGGAAGGGGCTATCGTCCGGTTGGACGCGCCGAACTTCCCAGAATCGGGATTCAAGGACTTGGAGAACTCCGAGAACCATCTTAGGTCTTCATGGGGTACGCAAGGAATAGCCAGCCAGCAAGCCAAGCCGGACGAAACAGCGAGGGGTATGACGCTGAACCAACAGAGGGATACGTCACGGATCGGCGGTGGAATAGTGGATGTGATTGAGCAGACTGTAGCAAAGGGAGTATTTGACTGGTTGATTCAGCTTTACTGTGTGTTTTACGATGAACCGCACTTTGGGGCCGTTATGGGGACGAACGAAGCCACAAACTACGTTACTCTTTCAAGCCAAATAATGACGCGGCAACTTATCGTGGGTGTAGCACCAAACTCCATGCAGCCGAAAGACCCCATCTCGGAAGGCAATCAGGCCATGAGTTTGTTCCATGAGAAAGCCATCGGCCCGAAGGTTCTTTTGGACACTTTGAAGTTCCCGAACGCAGACGAGGCGGCAGGGGATGGAGTTCTGTGGGCTATTGACCCACAGGCCTATTTAGCCATGAACTTCCCTGAATTGGCCCAGAAGCTCCAACAGATGCAACAGCAAGCCCAACAAGCCCAGCTTCAGCAGCAGCAGCAACAAGCCCAGTTGGAAGCGCAGTCCGGTCAGCAACAACTCCAGCAGAAAGGCCAAGCCGGAGCACAGCAGCTCCAGCAGGGCGAGGCCAGTCATCAGCAGAAACTTCGTCAGGAGCAGGAGAGTCACGCGCAGAAACTTCAACTTAGCAAAGAGGCGGCGTCGGCAGCCCTGCACGCAAAAACGGCAGGGACGCAACCAAAATGAACGCGAAATCTAAAGCCCTTCATAGGAAGATTACGATGAGCGTGGGCGATTTCGTCAAGGAACATAAGAAACTAACCAAGGCATTGAAGACAGGCAAAGGCATCAAAGACGAGTACAAGGAACAGAAGGCAGAATTGGATGAGTACACGCGATAAATGACAACTTATAAAAACATTATAAACTAACAATATGAAGCTAAAAGACAAGTTCAAGGTAGGGTTCGGGTGGGGATTTGTGTTGGTGGCGTTGGTTCTCGCTTTCCGCATCGCTCCTTCCGTTCATGCTTTACAGCTTTACAATCAGCAGGACAATTACACTTACTTTGCGGGCAACACAGGAACTTCCACGGCGGCGATCGTGCAGGAATATCCTGGGACTTTGCATACGCTCGTCATAGCGACGCCCGTAGCGGGAGATGCGATTACGCTCTACGACACGGCAACTGGAGTGATAACCGCTCCTACTACGGCAACAGCGACGATTACGATTCTTCCCTCTACATCAACTTCCACGGCAACGGGAACGTATACTGCGGTCATTAACGGGGTAACGGTAACGAGCACTTCAACTTTGAACGGTGCTTCTACTACTCTTGTGGCGACCAACCTTACTTCGGCAATCAATGCGACAACCAATGTATCGGCAACTTCCTCTGCGAACGTAATAACGCTTACTGCGCTTTATCCTGGCTTCATTGGGAACATCGTCATAGGGGTTTCCAGTACGCAGAACGGTTTGAGCTTTTATCCTTTCGTCACGAACTCCACGGGAACGCCCATTATCGCGCAGTTCACCCTTCCCGCCACGACGACCTACCTAAGCTTCCCCGTTACGGAGACCTTTGACGCAGTTTACAAATATGGCCTCGGCATCCAGCAAACCGCGAGTTCGTCCCTTACGGTGTCATGGCAACAGCAATAACATGGCAAACCACACTACGGGAGCGCAAAGATATAACAAGCGGATGGACGAGATTTTCAGAAAATCAGAAGAAGCTGGACATCATACTTTGCATGGGTCTACCGAGAAGAAAGGTCGCATAGCGAAGCACGACCATAAGTCAAAAGCATTACAAAACAAACTAAACTAAGACAAAAAACAAAAGTATGTCAACCTATAACATTCCGCTTCACCAGTACGAACCAGCATTCTACTCAGGAGCAAAAGTCAGGCATTCGGAAGTCAGTTACGAGTACAACGCAGTTTCAGCGAACACGACCTTGGTAATGAACACCATCGGGAACGTCGGAAACTGTCACTCGTTAGTGGAAGTAACGGCAAACAGTCCTACGATAACCCTGCCGTCGGCAACGGGAGCGTATGGTATGTATTTCGTCATAAAGAACACAGGAGCAGGGACGGCGACCTTAGCGGCAAAATCAGGGCAGACGATTGACGGTGCGAGCACACAGAGCATTACGCAGTATCAGTCATTAACGGTCGTGTCAAATGGAACTAACTGGATACTAATCTAATGAAAAACTATTTAATTGGCGCAGGAGTTCTCGTAGTCGCGGTGGCATTGTTCTTTGTGGGTCGCGTGACGGCACCAAGCCAGCCGCTTGGCGGATACAATCCTCCGGCGCAGTCCTATGCGGGATTCTCGCAGTCACTTTCCACGTCATCGGTGTTGGCAGCGACGAGCTTCTGCTCACCGACGAATATCCAGTACTTAGGCTCTTCGGCACTTGTGACCTCAACGCTTCCGGCAGCGACCTCAACCTACGCAGCGTGCGCTAACTTCGTGAACTTCGGTGCATCGGTACAGGGTAAGATAGTGAACGATTCTACGAATACAGTGGCATTCGCCACCGCAACAGGGGATGTATTCAAATGTGAAACAGTGGCGGCGGGTACAAGCACGGTGGGAACGGGAGGTACTTGCACTTCATCGGCATTCACGCTGCTTGCCAGCTCTACGATAGATTACTCAATCTTCTTTGATAGCTCTTCATCCACCTTGGTATTCCTGGTTGGTAATAACTACAAATAACCATGAAAAACGCCAAAACAGAGGCATTGCATAAAAAGCTCGGCAACGTCATTTTCTGCAAGTCCTGCGGCAAGAAGCACGCACAGGGTAAGCACGACAAAGGAGCAACGAAGGAAGAGCACCACAAGGGTTCGGAAGAGAAGGCCGAAAAGGAGGTAGAAAAGGAAGAGGACGAAGAATAACATGGAAGAAAAATGGCCACAGGGCAAGAAAGCGGGCAGTATGTCCCACCTTTCAGGTAAGAAAGCAAAGAGCGAGGCGTTGGAGAAGAAGAAAGATTTTGACTATGGTAAGCCAGGTAGCGCGAGGTTGAAGCATCACATGAGAGCTTCGCATAAGTGGACTGAAGGATGTTGTGGAACATCAGAGAAAGAAGGTAAATAGGTTTCTGTCCTGCTCGTAAAGCCCTCGGACGTTAAAGATGGAAGGCTTGTATAAAAACTCCCTGCGAAGGGTAAAGTAACGCCTGAAAAGGCACAAAAATAATGGCAAGTGAATTAGAAAATTTCCTATCGGATGTCAGTAAACCAGAGTCCCTCTTGGACAAGCCCTTAGAAGTTACGGCACCAGAACCTGAAAAGGTAGAGGATTCGGAAGCTGAAAAGGAAGCGAAGTTCAAGAACCGAGCGTACAGGCGCTTGGAGAAAAAGTACCAGGAAGAGCGCGAAGCAGGTATAGCGATGGCAGAACGTATCAAAGTCCTTTCCGAAGTTGATAAGTTCAAGGCTGATGTGGGCGAAGACCATTTGAAGAAAGTGGAGGCCATATTCGGCACGAACACTCCCGAAAAGCTCGCGGCGACGAACATTCTTAAAGAAGCACTTATGGGTATGTCTGAAAAGGCAAAGACCGATGTTTTGAAGGAATGGGAATCAAGGCAGGGCAACGAAGCCCAAGAGCAAAAGGAGGCAGACAACGAAGTGGATGAGATATTGGAACGCGTTGAGGATGAGTACGGTCTTGATATGTCGGATGAAGACGTACGGAGAGGATTCATCACCTTAATGGAAAAGATGTCTCCTAAGTACGACGACGGCAACATCAAGGAGTACGCAGACGCAGACGCGGTGGCGGAAACGCTATTGGAGTTCCAAAAGAAGGGGACCTCCGACAATTCGCGGGCCAAAGAGCTTGCAAGTCGGGGCATCAGCCGGTCAGGGGAATCCCAACCATCCAAGCTAGAGCAGAGTACCGTAGAGCGCTTTATGAAGGAACAGGGACTTGAGTGGAGCTAACACTGATAAGGATTCGGTAAATAAACCTAATCTTTACAAAAAACTATGGCAGGCGGAACAGCTCCGAATGTCACAATCCAGACGGTAACTAACCAGTACCTCGCCCCAAGATGGGTGGATTTGACACTTCGTGACAATTACTTTTTTGGTAAGATCATGGAGAAGACGAAAAAGTGGGACGGCTCACAGATGCTCTTCCCGATGAAGTATCAAAAAGGTGTTTCTTCGGTTGCATTTAATGGTTACGACCTTCTCCCGATAACGCAGCAGCCGGTATCGGTCAACATGACGTTCTATCCGAGCTTTATCGCTACGAACGTGTCATTGGCAGGTACTGACCTCTCCATCAACAACACGGATATGCAGACCATCAAGTTGATGTCCGTAACGATGGAATCCCGCGCGCAGGATGGCGCAGATGATGTCGGTAACTTCCTTCAGGGCGACGGTACGTCTTTCGGCGGCAAGGCCCCGAACGGTCTTGCCAATACGATTGACAACGGCACGGTAGCGGCAACCTACGGAGGTTTGCCCCGCGCGACGTATTCAGGTTTGAACTCCACAGTCACGGCTTCCACGAATAATGCTATCTCCCTCGTCCAGATTCGGACGTTGTGGAACAACATTTCGGATGGTGGCGTTATCCCTGACTTCATTCTTACGGATTACACGACATGGGGCTACCTTGAGCAGCTCCAGACCCCGTTCCAGCGGAATAACATGGACTTCTCTCCGAGAGAACGGACGGTCGCGCAGTCTTCGGGTTACTCCGAACAGCGGTGGGACGGCATGATATTCTCCCGCGATAAGAAAGTCACGACGGGTAACTTCTACATGATGAACCTGAACTTCCTTGAGTGGTTCGGTTTGAAGTGGTGGAAGGGGGAGAGAGTCAGCCCGAAAGCAAAGATAATTGAAGGCAACGTGTACAAGGAATCTATGTACGCGCCGGGCGATGCTTTCACTTGGACGGGCATGATAGAGGCCTACAACCAGGGAACCATAAACGGTTTCATGATTCTCGGCGGCCAGCTTATCTGCCGCGCTCCATTCCGTCAGGGCGTCTTGACGGGTATCACAGCCGCAGCGTAAAGGTCATAAACTAATAACACACAAAAATGTCATTCATTACACAGCGTGGGGCTAATGGGCCTTTGTCCTTGACGGCGGCGGCAGGTGGTGTTTCGGGAGCCTTCCAGTCATCCACGGACGTTTCGCTTCAGACCCTCGTGGGAACGAAGTGGGACCTCTCGGATGGTCGCGAAGTAGTTTTGGTGTACTCATCCTCGGCAACCACGGTTGTCCCTGGATATTTCTACCAGAACGCTGCATTGATCGCAGGCGAGCAGGGCGTGACGTTGGCTTCTTTCACGGCAGCTTCCGTGAACGGCAACGTTCCAGCTTCGGTCACACTTACTTCCGGCAGCACAACGGCGGTAACGGCGGGTCAGTTTGCGGGTGGTTACTTGGTAGTGCAGTCGGGCACGGGCATCGGCCAGACGCTCCGTATCTCTAACAACACGGCAGCAACGGCAGGAAACTCGTACCTCTACACGATTGTCCTTGAAGATAGCCCGGTAACGGCGCTTTCAACGAGTTCGGTCGTGAACGTCATCCCGCAGGTCGGCTACAACGTCGTCATCAGCCCCGCAGCAGCTTCGCTTACGAACACGGTGGTCGGAACAAGCTTGTACGGATTCCCGGCATCCAACTATGGATTCTTGGTTTCGCGTGGTAACGTGGGCATGGTAGCGGTTTCGGCGGGCGTAGCAGCGGGTTCTTCGGTATCCGTAGGCGCGGCAGGCGCAGCGGTCATCTTGTCTGCGGGACTTCCGGTGCTTGGCCACAATGGTGCGGCCTTGGCAGCAAGCGATGCGAACATCGTGGAGGTCAACATCTAGTATTCGGTCGGCCCCCGGCTATCGGGTCGGGGGCATAAGCCCTGTAAAGGGAAATTAATTAAACCTGTATAAGGTAATGGAACAAAAAAAAGACGTTATGGAGCGGGTCAAGATGATCCCAGAAAACTTTGATGGGATAGTTCGGTTCACGAACTGGTCGGATGAGGATTTTACCGGGAAGTACAACTCAAAGGAGTATTTCTTCAAGGCAAACACCACCTCTCCCCTGTTCAACGTGGATATTTCCACGGCTACCGAAACTAGACTTGCTTCACCGTTGGAACTTCTGAACATAGTCAAAAAATTCGCATTGGATTTGGCGGTCAGGGAGTGGGGAAAGACCCAGTGGTACAAAGATTCCCTGAAGAGGGAACGGAACGTGGACGGTTCGCCCCGTGGACAGGGAATGTCTGGCGCGGCAAGCTACTCCATAGACCAGTTAGCTCCTCTTATCCAGAAAGGTTTGTATATCTACACTTCTGGTAAGACCTCTATTAAAGAGATGGACAAACCTAAATTGGAGGACAAACTGCACACGGACGATGAGGGTAAAATCGTCACTAAAGCCGTGAAGCGGAATAGCTCCATGAAAGACCTTGCGGATTCGTTTGACGGAAAATAACTCTAATGATAAAACTTCTTGAAAAATCCAAGCTTAACGAACTAAAAGCGAAAAACGAAGCGCGGGAAATTCAAGAAGGCATGAAACTCTCTACGCGAGTGGATGGGTTGCGGAAATTACAGGCAAAGACCGAAGAGGACTTTGAAAAGTACAAGAACGCAACCCTCTCCGCGCTGGGAGAGGAAGTAAAGATACTGGAAAGAAAGAAAGACGTTGCTACGGCCAACTTAAAGGCAGTAGAAGCCCAACTAGAGGCTACCTTATCCAAAACGGAGCAGAAAGCTCTTGAGGATTTGAGGAAAAAGCTCTCAGAAAAGGAAAAAGAGCTTAAAGACAGGGCTTTCAAGGTTGATTTGGCTTGGGTTGATGTTATGACGACCCAAAAAGAGGCAAATAAACTGGTTGTGGAACAGAAAAAGATGGAAGAAGATGCACTGCGGAAGCTTTTAGCAGCTTCTGGGAAGGAAACGGATGCCGAAAGAAGGTTCAGAGAAGCACAGGAGCGTGAACAGAAAGTGGCAGAGGATGAAAGGCAAAAGAATGTGGAGATTGGATTGAAGGAGAACGTTTTGAAGCGAAAAGAGCAGGATATTTTACAAACGCAGGTCAAGCTTGAAAATGAAAGGAAGGAATTGGACATAGAAAAAGTACAGGTCGCGGATATGCGTGCCACCTTGGAACGCGCTCTTGAAAGAATCCGTAAAAATAATTTATTATAATGTATCAAATTGATCCGAGCAATGGTGACATCGTAATCACGGGATCACAGAATGGCATAGGAGATTCCCCTTATGATGGGTTTACAGATTTGAAGAATGTAAACATAATTTCTGTACCTAATGAGGCTTCGGTGGGGTTCGCAACGACTGCAAACTCTCTTACCTTAAATGGAGGAACGGTAACGAGTGCTTCAGGGACTACTCTTACCTATACCGGCGCTGCTAATCTCCCCACAGTCCCAACGGGCGGCTTTGCTTTACAATTCACTAGTGTAGATTCTTATTCGGGTATCAGTACGGCCACACCATATTGGATGAAGTCATCAGTATTAGGGCAAATGACTATCTATTCTGATTACGCACTTACAACACCTATCACCGTTACTGGAACGGGAAATGCCACATTCACTTTTTATACTGTTAATTTCTCAAATTATCAGGGCAATCAGCCCAACAAGTTCTGCCGTAGTAGTCAAACGGGATATGTTTTCATGGTTGATGCGATAGGGCAAGTATGGACTAATACGGTCGTCGCAGGATTCTCATCTATATATTTTAGATTTGCTGGTAACACAGCGCATGTTGCGGGTGATTCGTCAAGTGGAAACGGAATAGTCTACTATAAACCAACTGGTGCATCGGGATATATTTTCGTATTTAGTGACAGTTCAATAGATTATTTTCAGGAGAACGGAGGCGTTATTGCTTGGCAATATGGATGGCAACCAAGCACTGCATCAAATAACAATGCAGGGCCATACTTGAACGCTGGAGGAGCCTCTGGTGCTTCCCATGAAGCCCTCGTAGGGCAGGATAACGTGGTCTATTACTGCGATTCAAATTATATTGGTTCTTTTTTTGAGGTTCAGGGATCAACCTTTAGTCCTACAAGCGCGGCGACATTCACTCAAGCTAAACAAGCTCTTGAGATACCTATTATTGACCAATGTTTGTGCTTGGCTGAATTAGGTATCAATCTTTTAGTAGGCGGTGCGAGAAACCTCATCTACCCGTGGAACAGGACGGGAACCGTATCGGGGTTATCAATTTTGAACTCATATTCCTATCCTATCTTCCTTTCAGAAAGCGTTGTGCAGAAGATGATAACGATAAATACCAATACCTATATTTTCGTTGGCAATCGTGGAAGGATTTATGTCACTAACGGTTCACAGGCTTCGCTTTGGAAGAAGCTGCCTGACCATGTTTCTGGCACGGTAGAACCTTACTTCCAATGGGGCGGCGTTGTATCAACAAAGAATCAGATGTACTTCAGTGCGCTTGCGACAACGAACGGTAGCGCGGCACTTTCTACCTATGGTGGATTGTGGGCAATAGATATGGACACGCAAGCTATTCGTTTAGTGAATCAACTCTCTTACGGAACATATGCAGGATACTCACCCGCTTTATTCGCTATTGTGCCTTTGCCGACTTCAACAGCCTCTAATCCTTCAGGGTATGGATTGCTCGCGGGGTGGAACAGCGGGGCATCAACCTATGGGATAGACGGGACGGTATCCACTCCCTACACGGGAGGACAGTCAGTGATAGTTTCCGACATGATTCCCGTGGGGACGTTATTGCACGAAAACACTCCGACCCAGGTGGAGTTCAAACTCGCTCGGCCTCTTTTGGCAGGAGAATCGGTACAGCTTCTTGTTGGTTCCTCATTCGCTGACTACGCTAATAATACTTTCACAAATGCAGGGACTACAACTGGTACAGGTGTGGAATTGTCGGGTAACTTCGGTATGCCGATACAGGGACTACAGTGGCTTTTAGTTAAAGCAATTTTGACGGGGACAGGGAACGGTTCTCCTTCTCAAACGTCCTTTAATCGGGTAGTTCAACTTCGGGTCATTGGTTCCTCGGTAAAGATAACCGGCTATTCGGCCGTACAATAATGGACCCGACGCAGGATCAAATAGATGCTTCGGCTCAACAGAATCAGTATGAGGTTTCCGCCATCCCTGCACACGTTCATAATGGAACCGATAGCTTACCTGTAGCTATTCAGAACGCAACGGGGTTTCCTTCTTCTGCTACTCAAGGCAGTATTTTATATTTCAATGGCACCTCGTGGGCTTCATTACCTCCAGGGACTAATGGGCAGTTTTTAGAATCGCAAGGCGCAGGGCAGAACCCCATCTGGGGTAGCGGTGGAGTGGACTTCGGGGATGGTTCTGACGGTGCAGTAACGATTTCTGGCAATACTACTCTCACGCGAGATATGTTCTATTCCTCTCTTACGGTCAATTCAGGCCAAACGCTTTTTCCTAATGGGTTCAAAATCTTCTGTTCAGGAACGGTGACCGTGAATGGGACGATAAGTGTTGCAGGAGGAAACGGCGGCAATGGCGGCGCAGGGAGTGCTGGTTCAGGAGGCATCGCAGGGACAGCAGGAACAGGTATTTCTTCAGGCACTTTGAAGCAACCAGGTAACGGTGGAATAGGTGCAATAGGAAGTGGTGGTGTCGGTAATAACGCAACTGGAACCGCAGAAACTAATTGTATCCTTGCTAATAATGGTGCTGCCGGAGGGGCAGGAGGTCGTGGCGGCGGAGATGGGTCAGATAATCCTGGCGGGTCAAGTACTGGTGGCGTCGCAACGCAAGTTACTAAAGCATCGGCTCTTTTTATTGTTGAGAATCTTGTAAATACTATTGGAGGTATCGGTTGTAATCCTTCTAGTGCAGGTGGCGGAGGGGGAGG